TTGCGACTGAACGCTCTGGACTGTCGGCTTCGCCATCCACTTCCTCCACAGTTTTAATCAGTGCTGTGGTGAAAGCGTCTTGTGCCACTTGCACTTGGTCAAGTTGAAAACGGAGAGAGCCAGCCTTAGCCTGCAGATCACGAATCTGGTTAATCAGATACATCTGCTGGCTGTCCATAGCGGACTCTTCATATTCCTTACCTGCAATGGTAATTACGTTTGACTCACTCATGCTGTGTAAGCCTTCCCTGCTGTGATTGCGGCATTGACTGCTGTCATGCTTTCATCTGTCCAAAAGTCTTTAGCGACCATGATTTCCAGATGCTCAACATTCCTGTTTACACAGTCTTGCTTGTCTGCGGCATCATCGTCTGCCATAGCTGTGCCAGCAATAATATTATTGATGAGGTCAACGCTGTGACCCATCGCTGTGTAGTTCTGTGCGATTTGTTCTGATGTTAGTTCGTCCATTTTAATCTCCTTTAACAAGCCATTAGGACACAAGGCACAAGATACGACCCATCGTCATAAGTGTGCGAAATGTGAGTTGATGTTACTTTTGCGATTGTTTTGCTACGAACAATGTCGTCACCTTGCGGTTTTGCAGTGCCATCGCCAGCACTCATTAGCAAGTCACCCCTAGCTACAGTTGTTCCTTGTGCAATACGGATAACCATATCGCCTGTCATTGCGACATTCATATCGTTCCAGTCATCGTCATTATCCCAGTTGACAAAAACACCAGCAACATTGGCGTCACCTTCTACAGACGACACCGCCATCTTGTTTAACTGTTCGTTTTCTTCATCGCCCCACTCAACCATCTCATCAAGGTTGGTCATCACAGTACCCTTGACGATGCTTGTGTCTTTGCTGTCGTCTGCAAGGCGTGACCAGCGAGATAAGTGACCACCGTTGTAGGATACGGTTGAGCCTGAAACAGAGATAGTTCCTTCTATAGTTCCATCTTGTGCAAACTGCACGAGAGTGCCATCAGAGTTTATTCTGTTGAGAGAAAAAGGTGGTGCGCCATCTCTTGTCACCCTTAATTCATTTTCTGGGACTCTGAAATCAAGACCTGTGTTGTTGAAAAGTGCGGCAGTCTTGTTAATCATAAGTTCGCCAACACTGTCAAAAATCATACGAGGATTACCATCGCCATCCGACAGCACGATGTTGTTGCTGGATGTGCGGATGTCTAGGCCGCCTTGGTTGCCGTTGTAGCGACCAAGGATAACATTCTTTGCGCCTGTGGTAATTGTCTGACCAGCGGCGTAACCAATAAAGGTGTTGTTGCTTCCTGTTGTGGCAAGTGTTCCAGCGTTCATACCAATGTAGGTGTTGTTTGCGCCAGTCGTTACATCATTACCTGCCTGATACCCAACCGCTGTGTTGTTTGCGGGTGTTGTCATATTAGCAAGAGTGCCTTGCCCAACAGCAACAGTCTGATTGGCGGTGGTTGCGCCAGACATAGAGTTCTGACCTATGGCAACGCAGTTGTTTGATGTCGTAGCAAGCCCCATTGCGTTATACCCAACAACAGTATTTTGAGCACCTGTCGTTAAGTCTTTACCTGCGCTAGTTCCAACGGCGACATTGTTATTACCAGAGGTCAAGTCCTCAAGTGCTTCATAACCAACTGCGACATTGCCAGAAGAGGCCGTAGGAACACGCATTGACTGATAACCAATGGCGACATTGTTGCTGCCAGTTATGTTTTCTTCAAGGGTTTGAGAGCCTATGGCGACATTGTAATTGCCTGTGGTGTTGTTAGCCAAAGCATTCAAGCCCATAGCCACATGATGTGCGCCAGTAGTATTATCTAAGAGAGTAAAACGACCAACCGCAACATTGCTAAAACCCGTGGTGTTGGCAAACATAGACTGATAGCCTACCGCTGTGTTGTTGCTAGCGGAGGTGTTGCTATTCATCGCATCATCGCCAATGGCAGTGTTGTAGTCGCCTGTGGTATTATAAAGTGAATCACGCCCAACAGCGACATTGTTGCTTCCATTCGCACTCAACATTGCACGATAGCCAACAGCGACATTGCCGCTACCTGTTGTAGAAGACCCAAGCGCACCTGTGCCCATAGCAACATTTTGGCTAGCTGTTGTAATTGCATCACCTGATTGATTGCCCATAAGGACATTCTCACCACCAGTTGTAATAGATCGACCAGCCCTGTAACCGATGGCAATATTGCCGCCACCAGAAGCAGCACCCAGTTCCATTGCCTGATAGCCGATTGCTGTCTGCTTTGTTCCTGTTGCGTTCAACATTGCTGTGTAGCCGATAGCAACATTGCCCTCTTCAGTGGTTAAAGCTGTTCCTGTAAGCCTTCCCAAAAGAACATTGCTGTCGCCTGTGGTCAGGCTGTTTCCTGCATCGTGACCCACTACTGTATTGCTTTGTCCCGTAGTAAGAACCTGTAAAGCATCTTTACCCACAGCAGTGTTGTAAGATGCTGTAGTGCTTGTTTGCAAATTAAGTCCACCAATTGCAGTGTTGTCTACGCCAGTGGTATTAGACTTGAGAGCATCATAACCAACAGCAGTGTTGTAAGCATTTACAGCACTAACTGGTGCAAAACTCAAAAGTGCCTGTGTGCCAACTGCTGTATTTCTTGAGCCAAGAACATTTGCTTCAAGAGCATTATAACCTACTGCGGTGTTATTTCCTCCAGTGGTATTGCTGGCCAGAGTGCCTCGGCCATAGGCTGTGTTGGAATTACCCGTGGTATTTAATCTTAGTGAATTATAACCAACTGCGGTGTTTGTATTGCCTGTGGTGTTAGAAAAAAGTGCTTGGTAGCCAATCGCCACTATGCTGTGGCCAGTAGTTGCAGCCTCACCTGCTTGGTAGCCAACTGCCACATTGTTGTTGCCTGTATAGGCTTCCAAAGCCTGTGAACCAACTGCAACATTGCCTGTTCCTGTAATATTTGAGGCAAGTGCAAGATAACCTAGACCAGTGTTGTTGCCTGCAGTTGTTTGTGCGCCAAGAGCATTAACACCCATTGCTGTATTGTTTCCACCTGTCGTGGTTGCATCCATAGCGTTTAAGCCAACAGCCGTATTATTATTTGCGGTGGTGTTTGCCGCCAACGCACCAGAGCCAACAGCAGTGTTGTATATACCTGTCGTGTTTGCGGCAAGTGAAAGATACCCAACCGCAACATTATTGTTGCCTGTGGTATTTGCGCTAAGTGATGTGCGACCCACAGCAGTATTGAATGTGCCGCTAGTATTTGCGTCTAGTGAGTAAGAGCCTACTGCGGTATTGCTTGACCCAGTGTTTGCGTATAATGCTTGAAAGCCAACAGCTGTGTTAAGATTGCCTGTTTCATTAAACCGTAAAGCCAGCCTACCAATTCCAGTATTATTGTCGCCTGTGGTATTTGCATACAAAGTTGCAGTGCCCAATGCGACATTTTCTGTGCCAGTAGTATTTTCCGTAAGTGTGTTTGTTCCAATCGCTGTGTTGTAATTTCCAGTAAGCGAACCACTATCAAGTGCCTGATTACCCAACGCAACATTTTGTGTGCCAACAGGATAGTTACCATCCAGTTTGATTGTGCCGCTGGAAACATCTAGGTTCGTGCCGACTGTTAAGCCTGCACTAGTTGTGACAAGTTGACTGTTATCAATTGTGATTGCTGCTGTGCCACCAGTTTTGAAAATGATCGAGTCATCGTCAGAGTCTGAATTTGTGCCACCTTGAATCTCAATATAACTTTGAGTTGTGCCACCTCTTTTCAGGCTGATTGTGAGTTTGCCAGCCTCGCCTGTTGTTTCGTTTGTTTCTGGTGCTGTTACGGCGATGTTAGCATATTCAACATCTGCTACAGAAACACCCCCAGCACCATCATCGGTGTTAGCGTGGAAAACAATTTTTGAAATTGCATCACCATCTGCTGGGCTAGCAGAGTTCCGATACATCTTCATGTCTGGCCCAGAAGCAGACCCAGCATTGGTTGATTCTGCTGTGATGAAGTTTCCTGTTCCTGTGCCTTCTATGAAAATAGAATCGGTGAAGTAACCATCGTCAATGGCATTGACAGCTCCTGTTGAGGCATCAACATAAACAATTGCTGCTCTGCCGTTTGGGATTGTTACTCCTGATCCACCTGAAGTTTTGAATGTCAGGTCATAACCACCGCTAGTTCCGTTTTTGAAGATATAAACTTTGTCAACATCAGGAACAATGACTTCCCTCGCAGCTGTAAGAACGCCAGTCATAAGCACAACAGCGTTACGAGCCTCATCAGTCGAGCCATTATTGGTGGTCAGAGTGTAACTTGCTGAGTTATCATGTGTTACGGAGGCGACTCCTGTAACAGCTTGCTCAAGAAGCGTTCCCAGATTTGTGTTGGTTATTGTTCCCCATGTGCCTGACTTTTCGCCATCAGCCATGAGTTCCAGTCGGAGATTGGTTGAATAAGTGCTAGGCATGGGTCAATATCCTCTTTTTAATCAATTCGAATTATTGCTGCTGCTCCTGGAGCAGGAAAAACAATCCGGAAAGTTCCTGCTGTTACAGTGAAGTCACCGCCAAAACTTAAAACAGCAATTGAATTATCACCAGCAGTCGTGTCATTATAAATCAAAGCACCAGCAGTCGTGAATGATGCAGAAGTCCACTCAGGATCATCAAAATCAACATAAGCAGTCGTGCCACTCGTGCCGATTGTCGCTCCTGTCAGAGTTACGCCACCTGCTGTGTAACCTGTGCCACTGACTTCGCCTGAGGCAGTATATGCAGTTGTGGTTGCGTCCAAAGTCGCAGAAGAAGTGTAAAGTGCTATCTTGATAGTATCAGTATCAAGATCCTGTTCTTTTTGGAACAGATCCTCTTTGAAAGAGGTGCACATAGCTTGGGTAATAGCCATTGTTAGATGCCTCCGTTATATTCAGCTGTGTAGTTCCGTGCCATTTCTTGCTGGAACAGTTGCACAGCCTCATCAAACTGTCCCTTGTATAAGTTTAGCGTTTCTGGTGCTTTAAGAAAAGCAGAAGTTTCATAAAGTGCAGCAGAAAGTAATACTGCCTCCGCATGATCACCTATCCAACTGTTTGAATTTCCTGAAGAAAGCCCAGTTTCAGGTGCTATGAAATCAATCTGGTAAGAATATGTGCTGTCTGGTGTTGGAGCCAAAGTTATTGTTATGTTGTTAGTTGGATCGGCATCTTTTGTGCTATACATCACTGGCTTGCCAGTTGTTGCCGAGTTAGGCCAGTAATCACGCAGATATGAATCAATACGATGATTAAGGTATTCAACATTACCAGAATTTGTTATTGATACTTGGCGAATCATGCGTGCATCAGCAACATCATAATCAGCAGTGCCAATGACCAGAGAGCCTGTCGTGTTTCTTCTGTAACAAGGCAGACTTGGCAATCTTTGAAAGATCATCTCCTCAGCCTGAGCGATAATTTGATCAATGGAGTTTGACAACTCTGTTGAGTCATCTTCCATAAAGTTTTGTATATTAGCGACTAGTTGTGTATAATTCATATTCCATACCCCCATCCTTGCTCACCCCAGCCACCTTGTCCCCATCCTTGGGCTGGCTCGGCTGTTCCGATGGCACCTGTTCCACCTAATCCTGTTTCAGTTATTTCAGCTACGGCAACTTCGTTACCTGTAGTTCCTATGCCAGACACACCAACAACACCATCAACTTGGACTCTTACGCTACTTCCGTCAGACTCACCAAGGATGTGCACTGCACCTGTTCCTGCTACGCCTGTTTCGGCTATCTCAGACTCTTCAAGTGTAGTGCCGAGTGCACCTGTTCCTGCGACTCCTGTCTCAGTTATTTCTGATTCAAGAGTGAATGCTCCCAGAGCCCCGATGCCAGCCAAACCTATGACTGTTGTGGCTGTTGAGAATGTTCCTAGAGCACCTGTTCCTGCCAAACCTGTCACTGGGACAGATATAACAATGTTAGCTATTGCTGTGCCTGTATTGCCTGTGCCTGCTACGCCTGTCTCTGTTATTTCTGATTCAGCTGCATAAACACCAAGAGCTCCTGTTCCTGCTACGCCAACAACATCTGTTTCAAATTCAGTTATTGTTCCTGTGGCACCTGTGCCTGCTACGCCAGTGACTAATAAATCTATCTCTGGAGAAAATGTATTGCCGACAACCCCAAAT